TTGTTTCATTTCAACAAATTTTTCGATATCGGGATGGCGCACATCCATTGTGATCATTAGTGCGCCGCGGCGACCGTTTTGTCCAATCATTCTACATACATAGGAATAAAAGTCAGCGAAAGACCACGCCCCAGTTGTTGTTCCGGCCGAATTATTTACAGCCGTGTTCTCTGGGCGAAGATTTGAGATGTCTAGCCCAACGCCGCAGCGCCTTTTAAAAAGGTTCGCCAATTCTTTGCCAGCATCCATTATAGAAGATATATTATCTTTAGGAGACTCAACAACGACACAATTTGATAGAGAAACATTCACGTAATTGTTCCCAATGCCCATCATTGGCGAGCCTTGCGGCACAATATATTTAAAGCCTTTTAAAAGATCATAAATTTTTTCTTCGGATAATTTGTTTTCTCCTCCAAACTTATCTTCCATTCTTGCAAACTCTTTGGCAAGACGTTTGTGCATGTCGTCTGGAGTTTTTTCAACAAATTCGTTCTTCTTGTTTTTAAGAGCATACTTTGTTAGGAAGACGTTTGTTGCCAATTCATCTCCGCTAAAATATTCTAGTGTTTTCTTTTTTGCAAGTTTTCTTTCAACTGCTGTACTTTTTGTCATTTTTTGCCTTTTCTAAATTTTTGATATTTTTCTTGTAAGCTTTTTTCTTGTTTTTTAAGTACATTCTTTTTAATTTCTGAGAATGTTTCAATTTGTGGTAGCACATCAATTTTTACATTCGCAGTGTCCATAAAAATAGGATACACGAGGCCATCTGGTCCAAACCGATTTTTTGCTATGAAAAATCTTCCACTGTTTTCATTTTTATGTTCTACTGTGCGAGATAAAGAGAATATGAAGTCTGCTACAAAACATTTATTAAATGCCTCAGATATTGCTTCCATTGTAATTACCTCTGCGTTTAAGCCTGATCGGTTAGTTTGTGATGCGGTCCAAACTGGGCAAGAATTTTCTTGCGCCAGTCCTCGAAGCTCTTCATAAATAGACTCTAGTTGATGTCTTTTCTCATCTTTCGGCATTTTTGCTCGTAATAAATCGCCATAATCAACAATTATTAAATCAGCATTTATCCCGCGTTGATTTAGTTTGTCTAAATGGGCACGGATGGTGCTAACAGCAGCAGATTTTGTAGGGTATTCTTTGATAATTAATTGCCCTTTAATATCTTTAATGTCATCATAAACTTCTTCTTTTTTGTGATATATTTCTTCTAGATTGATGCCCGTGATACAACTGTCATATCTTGTCGCGACAACAACATCTGCTAATTCTAGTGTGTAATGTACTACATTTTTGCCCCGCTCAATAGCTTGGGCTCCTAAGTGTACTAAGGCCATTGATTTTCCTGCTCCTGTCGGAGCAATTACTACTCCAAGTTCGCCCTTACCAAGCCCTCCTTTACATAATTTGTCAATGATGTCCCACCCTGTTGAAACAGGGTCTCTAGCTATTAGCTCAAATCTTTTTTCAAAATCTTTTAAATAATAATATCCACAATCATTATTTGTACCTAGTTTCATGGCATCATTAATTAATTTTTGAACATCTTCAAATGATGATTTCTTGAGGAGGGGAATTGATTTTAGTATTGCCTCTTTTAAAACTTGTTTTTTACAAAAATCGATGGCAGCATTTTTAATATATTCTGTATCTTGTACTGCGGTTTTTGTCATCCGCGCAAAAAAGTCGCGCACCTGTTTTTGTACCAAGGCGTTTTCTTGTGAAATATCGGTCCTTAAAATGGTGGTTATAATTTCAGAAGACGGGTGTATCTTATATTTGTCTTTGTAATCAAAAATGTTCTTAACAAAAACTTGTAGATAATTCAATTCTAAAAAATTAATATTTAAGACTTCTTTCATCTGATCTGCGAAGGCCCGATCAAAAAGAATTAATTGACATAAATTTTCTTGAAAAGATTTTCCAAATTGCGAAAAGTCTTCTTTTTCATTATAATTCAAATTATATCTCCAAGCTTAATAAAAACTAATTTTTCCAAAATATTTGTATACCTATAATCACAACTGCCAACATCAAACACACCAGAGTCTTTGGAACAAATATACTTTCTTTTAAAAAGAAATAAGTTAAAATGGCAAATATAATGTTAGAAACACCAAAACCAATAAGTTTTGAAGTCCACAGGAGACCATGATCTTCTACAATATATTTAATAGCATACCAAAAACAAAGCCCCACTGGAATTGCAAATATGAAATTTGATAAAACTGGTCGCTCTTTCCACCAATCCCAAACAAATTGAGAATTAAACTGGAACCATGCTAAAACATTTCCAACTGTAAAAAATGCAATCCCTATTAAAGTTTTCATTTGACCCTTTGTATATAGGACATCTATAAGCCCATGCCCTCCTGCGGCTTAATAAATTATTTATTAGTAAATTTTTCTTGGGCTGCAGAAATTTTTTGTTCTGCTGCCTGAGATTGTACTTCGCTTTTGTATAGACCATATGCGACCAAAGAGATCGCGAGGACCAACAAAGCTCCACCAACAAATACACTCATAGTTTTCTCCTTTCTAAAAAAATACTCCCGGTAGGACTTGAACCTACGACCTGGCGGTTATGAGCCGCTTGCTCTACCAACTGAGCTACGGGAGTGTTGTTTATCTTGATCGGGCCCACCGACAATGAGTCTTTTTTACGCCCTTTTTATTTACTTTCGTAGTACAGACTTCTTCCCAAGTTTCAACAACTTGGGGTGGTCTCACGCCAACTGAAGGATATGGGAGGTAACACCCGCCCCAAAAAATCATTCCAGCCAATAGTACAATAAGTTTTTTCATTTAATCTTCCTTTTTAAAAGTACGCCCGCCTGGACTTGAACCAGGGCCATCCACCTTATAAGAGTGGCACTCTAACCTACTGAGTTACGGGCGCGCAAATCTTATAATGCTAAATATATACTATCATGCTTGCTTTTGCGTGTCAAGGGCTTTTTTAAAAATTGAAATGTAAAAAGCACCAAAGCTGCGCAGAAAGTGCACACGGCTATCAAACCAAGAATCGCAACCATAATAGCGTAACAAATAAAATAAGTAACAAACTGTTCTTCACCAATATTTGCAAAAATGTCCATGGATAAATAATACTACTTTTATTCTTTGTTGTCAAGCAATTTTTATAATTTCTACTTTTGGCCTTTCCCGGCTGTATTCTGCGGCAACATAATATTTGTATCTGCCATTTTCTCTCTTAAAAATGGTCATTTTAAGATTATCGCACGTGCAAACATCAGCTTCGCTGTTTTCATCATATTCGTCATGGTAGAAGGAGTGGCCACAGAACAAACATGTGACTTTGATTCTTTCTGGCATTAGATGATATCATCCACCAATCCATACCTAAGACATGTTTTTGCATCAAGCCACAAATCATGTTTTAAGATTTGATTTAATTTTGTCTTAGGAATTTTTGTGTGTTTCTGATATATGTCTTTAATCGTTTTCATTAATAAATTATTGTTCTTCATATCATCTTTTAATTCTTCATATTTCCCCCACATGCCAGATGAAAGCTGATGGATTAACATGAAAGAATGTTCATAGATTAATCTATGATCTGCTACAATACTCATCATTGTGGCTGCGCTAGCTGCACAGCCGTCGACAACTGAAGTTACTGGAGCTTCAGAGTTTTTAATATAGTCTACAGCAGAGAGGCCAGCAAAAATACTTCCGCCATAACTATTAATATGTATATACATATTTGGCGGCTCAGAAATGTTTAATAACTTGCGCGCTTGGGTGAGATCCATCCCGAGATTTCGAATTTCTTTGTTTAGCTGTAAGACTTTGGATCTAGTTACTTCTGAATAAAAATAAATTCTATTATCAGAGCGTTCAATTTTGTCCTCAGAATCTCCGGAGTCGGATATTACAAGGATATTGCTTTTTTTCTCTTCTTCTACGTCTTTATTTTTCTCGCCACCTAACCAATACAAATTTTTCACGCGACCTCCAATTAAGTTAAAGTTTAGTACCCTCGGCAGGACTCGAACCTGCGACCATTGGTTTAGAAGACCAATGCTCTTCCATCTGAGCTACGAGGGCATTAATAACAATATTCATCTACCAATTCCCAGCTACAATAAGTAGCCAACCCCGCGTGGGTCTCATAAACACACCATGTTTCTTCGCAGGTTGTGTAGTAGTAAGGGTAATCAATTATCCAGGTACAACAACCATTCCAACACGTCCAAACATCTTCATAATAATATGGCGTATCATCATAGGTACAAGTTTCAACTACTTCAATATGGGGGCCAACTGCGACTGAGCCTGTTGGTGTATGAATCTCACATCCTATGCAAAGCATTGTGAGTAATAATATTAATATTTTTTTCATTTTTTTCCTTTTAGTATAATTCTTTTAAATGCAACAAACAAATCTAGCCAGCTTGTTTTTGATATTCCATCTTCCAACATCATGCCATCTGTGTTAGTTTTGTCAAATGTTAATTCAGTATTTTCAACAATGTTTTTAATTTCTTTTTTTGTCTGCACTGACATGCTTGGACTATACAGTTGCATTAATTTATAGTTTTCTTTGACTATATTTTTGTTCTCCAAAATGTTTTGATACGCTTTCAAATTCGATTCGACAAGCTTACAATGTTCACAAACTTCTGTGATGGAATATGTTTTTTCTTCGGCTAAAAATGGCAATCTTTTGGCCACCGTTGGCAATCCAATACCAGGGACTCCATCTAAATTATCGCTTTGGTCTCCAACAATTGCTCTTGCTAAAGCAAAATTTGTAGGATGAATCCCAAACTTTTCTATGATATTGTTTTTGTTTAAAACCTCGCCTTGTGTTGGCCTGTAAACTACAGTTTCCTCATCTAATAATTGAAAAAAGTCTTTGTCACTAGAAATAATAACTTTCTGCCATCCTTTAAAATCAGACGCTTGACAAACGAAAGAAATTACGTCGTCAGCTTCAACAAGCTCAAACATCAACTGAGTGACTGGAAATTTATTTAGGTAATCAATTAATCTGATCTGTTGCCAAATTTTATTTTGCAGTTCTTGTTCTTCTGTTAAGTGTTTAATATCACGATTTAGGCGCAATGGTTTTCGGCCGCTTTTATAGTTTTTATTCACGGCTTTGCGCCGTTGGCTTCCACCTTTTCCATCCCAGCATATAATAACTTTATCTGGCTTTATCTCACGGCAAAGCTTCTGTAAAATCTTAAGGAACCCAACGGTTCCGCCAACAGGATCTCCATTTGGCGTTATTGTTGGATTTACTATATAAGCTCTCAAAAATTGATTGAGAGCATCTATTATCATAACTCTTTTCATTATTTCTTTTTCTTTCTAGCTAATTTGCGTTTTTTACGTTTCATCGAACCGAGTTTTCTTCTTCGCCTAAATTTTCTATGTGGCGTTTTATAGCTCATATTTTCTCCTTTTTAAAAAGTAGCTGGAAAGGGACTCGAACCCTTACACCCCTACGGATAACGGATTTTAAGTCCGTTGCGTCTACCAATTCCGCCATCCAGCCAAATCACTTATCTAGGATAGCACAATTTTATTAATATGTAAAGGAAATTATGCCGCGTGGATTATACCATATTCATCAGACATTTGATTCCAGTCTTCATATAATTTGCTGAGAGGGATGTTAACCTCCACTTCTGTTATTTTATATTCTGCGTTAGGCGCTGCGCCATATTTAAAATATGAGCGTCCTCCGTCAACAAAAATCTGACCGCAAGAGCAATTTCTAAAGTCATTTGGCGCTCTTGAATATATGATATCATTGCAACTTAGGCAATGAACTGCCTTAAGTTTCATTTATTTTCTCCTTTGTTTTTAATTGATTTAAATGGTTTGTTCATGAAGTAATTTTTCTAATTCTTCTCTTATGATTTGTTCCAGTGTAATACCTTTTTCTCCTCCAAATTTCCCTGTCAAAGAAAGAGTATACTTTGGGTTTTCGGCTCCCAAACCTTTCCATCTTGCGCCTTTATTAAGTGCAATTTGTTTGCCGCCAACAGTCACACCAAATGGTGTCACATCTCTTACATGTTGCAGGGTGCTTTTGGCGAGTTCATAAGCACTTTTAGGCTCAGTAGACACTCCTCTAAGCCCAATGGGGCGCTGGGTGTAATCTTCTTCTGGTTGGTATTCAATTTTTAAAGGGTCGGGCTTCCGTTTTAACAAGGTTGTAGGAGTCGCAGATTCCACATCCTCTACATCTGCTACGTCAGCGACGGCTTCCCTAATTATTTCTTCAAGATCTTCTTTGGTAAGTTCGCGGTCAAGAGATTCGTCTGCATGCATGTGTAAAGCTGCAAGGTATTTTTTGATAGAGCCTTTTGTGCAGCCTACTTTTTTGCCAGGTTTCCCGCCTTCCCCTTTTTTATAGACACACTTTCCTCGGACAACGTAGGGCATTTACTTTTTTTTCTTCTTACGCTTTGTTTGCGTTGAGTGTACATGTGTGACTTCAAGGACTGGTTCGATATGTTCTGGTAAAATTCCTTTAACAACCACATCTCCAAACCGCATATCATATTCGCCAATTTGACCATCTTTATCTAATGAATGCCATAGCACTTTGCCAACCGACTCTTTTAACTGATATCTTTCCATCAAGGCTGAACTCAGCTTTCCTTCTTTCATTCACTTATGTTCAAGGTCGTCGAGATCGTCTTCAAGCTTTGCTTTCTTCTTTTTTTCTTTATCAGTTAATTTTTCCTGTAGGGCATAAGCGTCTACTTCTTCTTTGATGATTTGTTTGAGTCTTTCAACAGAAATTTTCATAGAGGTCTCCTAATTTTCATGTCCATTATAAATAGTCACTAAATTTCAATCATTCCTCTTCTTTTTCGTAATAATCTGCGGCGTTTCCTGTTCTATCATCAAATTTACGAATAATCTCTTCATCCATAATTTCTAATACGCGAGTTCTAAACTTTTCATTTTGAAGCTTATCAACCCAGCCGGAGCCTTGAAATTTCTCACAAGTATTATCTTTATAGCAAAGTTCGTACCAGGCACCAGCTTGTCTTAGTGAATCTGAGCCTTTAATTGCATCAAGCCAGCTTTCCTCGTCTTGTATACCTACTTCGTCTCCCCACAAAATCTTGAAATTGCATTGTCGGCCCTGTGTTCCAAAACGAGATTTTTCAAGTTTAACTTTTACTTCTGAGCCGATCCTAAATCCTTTGTCATCTAAGACGAAAGAAGCTTTTGCTTTTCGACCAGTGAGCCAGACTCGTAAAGAATACGCATAGATCATGGCTTTCCCGCCAGGAGTCATATAAGGTGTGGTAAGAGCCTCTGACGGAGATCGTGTAATGTTTGTTTTAAGCTGGTTTAATACCAAAAATGTTGATTGACTATTTGCAATTGGCACTGTAAGTTTTGACATCCCTTTCGCAAGAATTCTTGCTTTAACTGCCATTGAGGAAAGAGGGTTGAAGTCTCCTTCAATATCTGAGACTGCTGGTGTTAGTGCCAAGGAATCCCAAATAAAGAGCATACGATTTTCATTTGAGCCTAATAGTTCTTCGATTGTTTCAAGTACAAATTCAACAGAGGTAGCTTGTACGTATAGTAAATTTTCAACATTGCAGCCAGCTTTTTCAAGGAACGTAGGATCAATTGCCGATTCAGAATCAAAATAAACAACATCGATGCCCATTTTTTGAGCGTTGGCTGCAACTTGAGCAGCCATATAAGATTTACCAGTTGATTCTAGTCCTGCGATTTCTACGATTTTACCTACTGGAATGCCTGCTAATTTGCCTCGACAAACAATTGAATCAAGCCAGCGAGATCCAGTTGGAATCCAATCTTTAACGAGAGTTGGACTATCTTTATTAAGATTGTGGGCCACATTCATCCCAGCTTTTTTATTAATGATATTCCGCATATCAGCGATTGAAATTGTGCCGGTTTTTTTTGTTTTAGTTCTTGCCATTATAATCCCTTTTAAAAATGAAAGAGGGGAAATAACTTCCCCTCTTTCATACAAATCCACTACCCTAACAAATCAGCAAAAGCTTTATCAACGGAATTCCCTTGATCTTTATTTTCGCTAGCATTGTACTTGGTAGTTTCAGACGAAACTTCTTCTGGGTTTGCTTCCCCCAAAAGAAACTCGTCTAGCATCGCTTGGACTTCTGCAAAAGTCTTGCGACTTCCGGCAAAAAGCTCATCAAAGTCCGGGATGCTATCCAGAACTTCGCGACACTTTTCAGGGCCATCGGGACAAAGCGGGGAACTTCGTCGGCGGGGAGTGATGTTCGTCACTGGGAAGGAAGCTCCTGCAGGTTTTCCATAACCAATCGTCAAATCGGTACCTGCTTCAGAATCAGTGATATCACCGTATTCTGGGTTTAGTACCAAATTCAAAAGCTTTTCATATACTTGTTTTCCAAAGCCCCAAACACGTACGCCTTGATCTTCTTCGCCACGTACAACGACTGGAGCGAAAAAACGTTGTCGGGCTGACAACTTTTTAGCCATTCGTCGACTTTCTTCGGTACCTTCTTGCCAAAGATTTCGAACAAAAGAATCTAGGGGGCAATCTTCGCCAAAATTTCTTTTTGGGCTAAGAAACCCAGGATTGTCGCCTACATTATAATGGAACCAGTAATCCTTGAAAGGATCTCCATCTGCTGTCGGAACAATCCGAATAGTTTGTTCGCCGTCTTGAGGGCGCCAAAAGCCGCTAGCGCCGCCCTTATTTTTAAGCGTGCCAAGACGTTCACGCATTTTTTTCATATCAATTGACATAATTATTATTTTCTCCTTGTTAAAGTCAACATGATAACTCTCTCATGTTGCTGTCTATATAATACTTCATTTTTTTAAATGTGTCAAGCATTTTTTTCATTTTTTTGAATGAGGGTGCTATTTGATACACAATATACATATAATGTTTCATAATTTGTAGAATATACCGCATAACTGTTTCTCATTTTATCATGTTCAAGACCATTTTTAACTTGTTTTTTAATTTTTTTAACAAGTGTCCCATCAGAACTTAAAATTTTCTCTGGGATAGCATAATAATACCTTTTCTCTCTTGGCATGTCAAGGTCAAAAAACATATTTTCTTCTCCTGTTTCAAAATCTACTAAGCCAAAAGTTGATATTCGTGCTGTAAGCGTGGGCTCGAATAAGGTACTCATTGCTGATTCTGAGTTCTCAAAAACATTTATCATGTGAATTGTAGAACAAATTGTTTTATTTATTTGATTATAATATTCTCGTACTGGCGTCTCCCCAACTATCTCGGACACTTTTGTATTGTCAACAATATAAAGCCTTTCAAGTAGTCCAGATCGAGCATATTCTTGAAAAACATTAAATACTAGATTTTCTTGAAAAGTTTTTTCTTTTGACAAGTTATTATTATCTGGTTTGATATAAAGTACGCTCACTTCACAGGTATTTTGTATTTGTTCCAGAAGACGTAAAGAGGCTCCAGAAATAAACCCACAACTTGTTATAAACAAAGTTGGGCCGGACATCCCCTTCAAAAGAGTTTGTTTTAAATTTGGAAACTTACTTTCGTACGCTTCTGGGCTTGCTTGATACTCCAAGGCGTACTCGTTCTCGAAATTTTTAAGCCCTACATCTATTTTACAGACTTTATATTGCGGATACTGTTTAAAGTATTCTGCGATGTTACAGCCTGCTTGTCCTAAACCAATTATATTCATTTTAGATACTTAATTTTTTCATTTCCCCGTAATTTTTACCCACTGATACGTTTACTACAAAATTTCCTAAATCAGTATCAGAAAATATCTTTTTTAATTTTGTTAAAATTTCCTTGTCTTCTTCAGAATAATCTATTATGAGAGAATCGTGCATACAAAAAGCAATCCTAGATTTTCTGTCTTCCAATATTCCCCAAACTTTAATCATTTGCTTAAAAAGCAGATCTGCTGCAGTTGACTGTATCAAATAATTTAATGCGTGATATTCATCAGTTTCAATTGTTCTGTCATAAATTGTTTGTATGTTGTGTCCATCCCAACAATCTTGTAACAATGATCCCCTATCATAAGCTTTAGTTGAAAGATAATCATTTGATTCTGGATTATAAAGCCATGCAAATATTCTTTTTTTGGCTTTTTCTCGTGTAACTAATCCTTGATAAACATTCTTAACATTCCACGCGTGGAGATCTTCTTGTGGCTGTACTTTTTTCAGGAGGCCAAGCATAACACGCAACTCTGCAGCATTAAAATCAAATTCTATAAACCAATCATTGTTTGGCTTTAATATTCTTCTATAGTCCTTATCCATGGTTAAAATAGGAAAAGTGCTTGGCCGGGTAGAAAGTCTTCCTGTTTTTGTTTTAAAAGGGTCGTAGCTAATGTATGGTAGATTATTTTTGTTGTTTGATATAAATTTTCTAACTTTAAATTCGTGCCGGCGATTATTTAATGCCGAATAGTTGACATTAAGTTTTGTATTTTTAATTTCTGTTAGAACTTTTATGAGTTGCAGCATGAAGTCATGATTTTTGGGTTTTTCGTGACTTGAAAAAACAAAATCACATATTTTGTTTTTAATTTGAGCCAAGTCTTCTAAAAAAGATTTTGGTGTCATGTCATAAAAACAATGCTTGTTTAAATCTAGCTGTGCTTCTTCGCATGCTTTATAAAAGGCGATCAATTTATTTTTAACCTTTTCCCAGTCTTTTTGAAGATATTCTGGACATATTGCATCTAATGTTTTTCCTTTACAATAAATTTGTGCATATTCAATATTGTCTTTATTCTTTAATGATTCTGAATATGCCCAGGTCTTTGTCATTTTTTTAGGAAAGGTTTTAAGGTACAGCTTGTTTTTTGTGTACGTTGCGTTGCAGTTTTTTTTGTCGTCGAATGTTTGAAACAACATAATTCATACTATATCACATTTGGTAAAAATATCAAACAATTTTTTAATATTTTTTAAGAGGGGATCATTCCATTTTGAGAAGCGTTTAACACTAGTTCGCCAATTGCTTGTTCTTTATCTTCTTTTCTATATATTCGTTTTAAGCCCTTCATCTTCTTTTGGAG